AAGCCGTTCTAGTTTGGGCATGGCACGCTCTGAAAACTCCAAGGCACAAACATGAGATATTCACATGGGACTACGGCAATGATATTAAAAGCCTGATTGGGAAACCGTTTTCTGATGATTTAAAGCGATCTGAGTCAATAAGGTATGTCAGGGAATGCCTGATGATAAACCCATACATAACCGATGTGAGGGATATCGTTGTAAGCGCCTCCGCTGATTTGCTTGAGATAACCTGCACAATAAATACCGTATACGGGGAGGTATCCCTTAATGTATGAGGATTTAACGCCAGAATTTATAAAGTCAGATATTTTAGAAAAAGTAAATAAATCTGATACGCGAGAAGGAAGTTACGCGAATACTCTGATATCTCCCGCGGCGTATGAAATGTGGAAAGTATATCAGTCTTTAGATTCTGTCATTCCTATGGTTTTTGTTGACGAGACCAGCGGGAAATTTATTGATAAAAACGCCGCGGTTTATGGCATTGCCAGAAAACCGGGTAAACAGGCTGAGGCTACCATGGCGTTTCATGGGACTAACGGTACAACAATAGTAAAAGGCAAGGTGTTTCTAACTGAGGATTCCAGGCAATACACTCTTGATGATGACGTGACAATAGCCGGGGGGAGCGGGGCAGGCTCAGTCACAGCCCTGGAAGTCGGGGAGAGGTATAACGCTCCGGCGGGCGCAATATTCAGGCAGCTTGTGAATCAATCCGGGGTAGAGTCAGTGGTAAGTGAAGCCGCGGTGGGCGGGGCGGATAGGGAAACTGATGGCGCTCTGGTCGCGCGTTATAACGAGTATCGCCGCCGGCCGGCGACATCGGGGAATATGGCGCATTACAAGCAATGGGCGCTTGAGGTTGACGGAGTGGGAGCGGCGAAAGTCTTTCCGCTGAAAGATGGACCCGGTACTGTGACGGTGCTTATTGTTGGCTCTAACAATCAACCAGTGGACTCAGTGATAGTCTCCGATTGCGCGAGTTATATTGAGGATGTTCGGCCTATCGGAGCGACTGTGACAGTAAGCAGCGCTAAAGCGAAAGAGATAAATGTATCCGCTCAGGTTATTTTGTCAACTACCACAAACGAGACCGCCGTGAAACTCGCTTTTGAGAAATTATTATCAGAGTATCTTATAGGCATAGCGTTTGTTGATTATCTGGTCGTGTACAACCGTATAGGGTATATTCTGCTTGATATTCCAGGGGTTGTTGACTATATCGCTTTGACCGTAAACGGGGGAACATCAGATATTGCGATCGCTGACGATGAGGTTCCTACACCCGGGGCGATTGAGGTGACGGAATGAATCTCATAGAGTATCTGCCTGTACACTATCAGAATAGCCCCGAGATAGTGGAGTTGCAGGAGGCGCTGCAATCTTGGACTGACAGGCTCAGCGCTGATCGTGATGACTTGATGAACCAGTTCTTTATCAGGGACGCTACCTGGGGCTTGCGATTATGGGAGCAGACGCTGGGTATTGAGACAGATATATCAAGGCCATACGCTTTTAGGAGATCCCGGGTCGAGAGCAAGCTGAGAGGCTTGGGAACGACAACGAAAGCGATGATAGAAAACCTCGCCGCGAGTTTTTCAAATGGGGAAGTTGAGGTCATCGAGCATAATGCGGAGTATAGATTTGAGGTGCGATTTGTTGGGACTATCGGGATCCCACCGAACATGGATGACCTTACAGCTGCGATTGATGAGATCAAGCCAGCGCATCTGGATTATGCGTATTCTTATATTTATCGCATTTGGGACATGATATCCCACATGATGTGGAGTGATGCCAGCTCTTATACATGGGATCAGCTTACGGAGGGCGCTATATGATAAAAACACCGTTTTACAAACTTAACAAACCGGAGGGGCATGACTTGGTATCAACGCCAGGGCAGGGGCCTACAGCGTTAAATGAAAACGCTGATATCATCGAAGCTGCTTTAATGAACGACGTCTGGCGCAAGTCCGTCATGCGCCGCGTCAACACATCGTACCCGCTCAATCCCGACTACTACATCTACGTCGCCACGACAGGCAGCGACACTACAGGCGACGGCACGCAAGCGAATCCGTTCGCGAGTCTGAGCAAGGCGATTGATTTGGTGTCGATATATACGCCCGATTCGTATAAGCGCATTGAACTTGCGGCGGGTGACTACTACGAGGATGGACTGCATATACTCGCTGGCGGTCATATAGTCATTAGCGGTGCTGGAAGCGCTACGACAAGACTGCATATAACAGGGATAGGCGGCGGCTCAAATGGGATAATTGCATTTGCGTTGCAAAATTTCTTACTGCAAGACATGGATATCATTTGTGATTATAACCTTGCTAGCAACTTTATTTACCTTGATGGGACAAATACAACTATATTAAACTGCTCCATATCGAGTTCCGTGGCACAAACTAATACAAATTTCAGAGCCATACACTGCGCGGGCAAAGTGTTCTTGGCGGTTTACGCTACTGGTAATGAAAGCATAACAGGTTTCCATAGGGGTATATCTTGTCAGCGTTCAAGTGTGGCATATTGTTCTATTTCGGGTGACGCGCCAACAATGGCTTACGAAGCTTATGGCGGCTTTATTTTTGTTGATACCGCGATACCCCCGATTTTTGGCGCAATAACCGAGTCGCGTGGCGGCCAAGTCCGTTTCTCCCATCTCCAAGGCTTCAATAACACTGTGACGATCCACGTCAGTCCTACAGGCGATGACCGCAACTGGGGGCAGTCGGCCACGTATCCAGTGCAAACGCTTGCGAGAGCGAGGAGTATAGCGCAGCGGTGCGAGGGGACTGGCAGCATTATAATTAGCTGCCCGAATGGTATGGATGATGTAAACGCGACAATACTGTTTCATGGTATTAGCAGACGCGTTTTTTTTCAAGGTAATGCGTCTAACCCCTTATCCGCGCGGATAAGGCTAACAAACGCTTCAGGGAATAGCATCCAATTCCAAGGTTGCGCTGAAGTGTTTTTCTCTGGGGTTGAGCTATATCGAGTTGGGCAAGGTAATGGGTCTGTGGTTATTATAATGAACACACCCTTTGATTTCCAAAACACCATAATTGACTCTGACGTTGTTCAAGCAAGCGATCTAAGCATTGGCGTAAGAGCGATAGCGAGTAACGGTAGGATATTTTCTAACGTAAGTATTTCGAAAACATACAGCGCGATTTACGCTGATACCGCGTCAGAGATTCATGCAAACGCTGTTCAAGGCGCGGGTAATCAAGTCGCGTTAGTTTCCAGTGGCGCGATACTAATTAATACAGGCGCGAAGCCCGGAGCGATAGTTGCGCCAATACAAAAATATAACGGCGGCGTAATATTTGACAATGGCGTAGCGGTATAGGAGGCAATCATGACAATGACAGTAGCTGAAGCCATTGAGAACATACAAATGATAAAGTGTGGCTGCGGGTATAAGTTTGATACTGAATCAGCGAAAGACGATTTGCGCGAGACTGGCAAGGGATACGCGCAATGCCCGATGTGTAATAACATTTGCTGTTTTGACGCTAACAGGGGGAGGCCAGCATGACAGAATATTTCAACGATATAATCGAGCAACAGACTATCCCCGAACCAGAACCTATCGAGCCGCATGACCTGACATGCGACACGGCGCACATCGTACAGCGACATGGCAAGTGGTTCGTGGATGGTTACAGAGACGGACAGCTTATCGTGAGCATGGGCGGATGGGACGAGATGGAGGCGCATGTCAACGCTGTGCTGTACGACAGCGAGGGTAACGAGGTTGAGCATGTGTTGGCCGAACCTCGGCTGTCTGATATTGACGTGATTATGATCGCCATAGCGGCCATAGCGAACGAGACTGGCGTAAATCTTGACGCGATGCCGGAGCTTGTCAGGGACAGGCTCGAAACGAAGCTGGAGGAAGCGCGCGTATTGGAATCCGCGATAAGTGAGGGCAACCCAATCCGGCTGCCATGATAAGGGTGACAAAGAATAGAGGGGTGACACATGATTCAGGACATTTTAACATATACCGTATTTGAGGAAGACACTACGCCAATACTCAACCCGGAAAGAGGCTGGTATAAATACACGATGTCAAATAGCAGCGTGTCGATATATAAGACGCTGAGGGCGAGCGGTATTACTATGGCTCAGCTTAACGTCGATCTTAACGGCTTCCAGAACGCCCCTATCAGCGCGGCGAAGCTCAACGAGATCCGAAACGCCTTTTCCACGGCGAGGCAGAACGACATCGCGATAATCTTCAGAGCCGCGTACTCTTACGACGGGACAAGGCAGCCTGAGCCCCGTAGCATGAGCGTAATCCTCAACCACATCGCCCAGCTTGGCGCGATATTCAGGGAGTACGAGGACACGCTGTACGCGATACAGGCGGGCTTCTTGGGGCCGTGGGGCGAGTGGCATGGCTCATACTATGGCGACCCGCCAAGGCTCGCCGAGCGGGTACAGGTTTTAGAGGCTATACTGGAAAACTCGCCAAAGAGCGTATTCGTCCAAGTCCGCAGGCCTATGTTCATCCGAGACATATACAACAAACGGTTATTGACCGAAAGCGAGGCGTTCACCGGAAGCGCTTTGTCACGGGTCGGCTGGCATAACGACGCCCTGCTCAGCACGATCAATGAGTCTGGCACATATGTCGAGAAAAGCTATTCCCGCGGCGATGAGCTGGCTTGGTCTGACAACCACAACAGATTTACCCCGTTCGGCGGTGAGACTAACCAGTTAAGCGCTTACTCTGACCCGGACAACGCTATTCGAGAGCTGGGTTTCCTGCACGCGCAGTATATAAACGGGAGCTATCACGCCGACGTCATCAGCAAATGGAAGAACACAACATACGGCGGAATGTCCACGCATGACTATATCACGAACAGGCTGGGATACCGCTTTGTCATGGAGCGGGCGGGCTTGAGCCAAGAGGCGAAGCGCGGCGCTTTCTTCCGGGTGGCGCTTGATATCCGCAATGACGGGTTTGGCAACCTTCTTAAAGAAAAGGAAATGGAGCTTATATTGCGCCGTAACGGAGTAGTCAGGCGGGCTCAAATTTACGATGATGTCCGGCTGTGGCGTAAAGGCGTGACATCAAGGGAATACTATTTCAGCGTCCCCGAGGATTTGCCGGAAGGCAGATGGGTTGTCTATCTGCGCGTTCACAGCCCGTTTGACTCGCTGGGAGACAAGCCTGAGCGTTGTATACGCTTCGCCAATAAAGGCGCTTGGGAAGCCACGCTTGGCGCTAACAGGATAGGCGAGCTTGCCGTCGAGGGCATGATAGAGGACAGGTTCGCGTACTTTGGCCATATTACGGAACAGGCCGCCCGCGCCTTAATGGAGCGCGTCAACCATGTAGAGCCTGACGAGCCGGATAACATAAATCCTACAGCGCCGCCTGAGTTGTCTGACAATTCAGCTACTTTGCGTATGATAGCGGGATACGCCGAGATAGCCGGTGGGGCGTTGCTGGCCATGTGTGATCAGATAAAAGAAATTTTGAGGCGAAATGATGGATGAAAAAAGCTTATACATAGGCGCTTTACTGTCGCCGATTGATAACAGGGATTATCAAGCTAAAGACTGGGTGGCTATGGGCGTAAGGCCGTCTTCTTACGAGCCGCCTGAGCGTTTGCCGGTAGAGCATCAAGGAATGGTTAGCTCTTGCGTCGCTGAGTCAATCGCCACATTCGTGGGGTACGCGTTATATAGAGAGACAGAACGCTCAAAGCATGGCGGCTTGTTACGCAGAATGAGCCCGATGTTCACGTATCATCTCAGGAAGCACCCGTTACAGACTCATGGCGCGGGAATGTACATGAGATACGCGTTGGATGATTTGCGGACATACGGCGTCCCGGAATGGAAGTTCTTTGAGGGGCAGCCGGGGGCGCCGGGGCGCAGGCTGGAATACCCTAGCCCTCACATAAACGTCCTGTTTAACGCTGAGTCCACGCGCAGGGCGAAAGACAATGTTATATCGACTTACTTCACATGCGCCAATGACGACCTGCTGGCTGACGCGATCTATCAGAATGGCGCTGGCATACTGGTTATAAAGACATGGGCGGGTTTCGACTCAATCTATGATTATGCCCTGCCGGACGTGCCTTTAGGCCATCCATACACAGGCTTGCACGCTATGGCGGCGATTGGCTACACATCTGATGGCGGTATCATATGCCAAAACTCTCAGGGAACCGGCTGGGGAAGGCGCGGCTACTGCCTTGTCAAAAAAAACCACAACGCCATAGTTGAGCGCTGGGGCATGACAGATAAAAAGCATGAGTGGGATGAGATTGAGCTGCGGCTTGACAGTTATATCATGTACGTGAATGGCGAGCCACACGCTTTAGACGTCTCGCCACGTATTATAAACAGCAGAACGATGGTTCCGTTGCGCGCCGTAGGCGAGGCTATCCGGGCTAAAGTGGAATGGGATGAGTCAGCGTATGGCGTAACCTATATCAGGGATGGCGCAGTGGTTAAGATGTTGATTGATAACCGGGTTATGATAGTCAACGATAAGCCCATTACGCTAGATGTAGCGCCAACGATTATAAATAACCGTACCATGGTTCCGTTCAGGGCTGTAGGCGAGGCGATAGGCGCTGACGTGGAATGGATTGATTCCGACAGGAAAGTTATATACAGAAAGCGTGTCGATTGATGGATTGGCTGTTAAAAGTATTAGCCAGCGGCGCTGGCGTCGCCTTAGTCGCTGGCGTATTCAAGCTTATGGAAAACCGCCAAGCGTTAAACATAATATCGAAAAACAAGCGGCGATCTGACATTGACGTGCTGAACGCCGCGATTAGGGTCATTTTGCATGACAGGATCAAGTATCTAGTCCGGCAGCACATGAATAAAGGCGAGGTTTCGTTTGATGACCGCCGGGATGTGATCGAGATGTACAAAATATACCATGATGAGCTTGGCGGCAATGGCAACCTTACCGCCTTGCTGGACACATATAAAAAATTACCAATAAAATAAAGGAGCGCGATATGGATAAAAAACTGTTGATACGTAAGCTTTCATCCCGCAAGTTTTGGGCGGGGGTTGTGTCTTACATAACCCTTATAGCGGCGGCTTATGGCGTCGCTGAGACTAATGTTGAGCAGATCAGGCTGATTATATCCGCTGTTGGCGCGCTGGCTGTTTACATGCTCGCTGAGGGCATCGCTGACTGCGGCGGAAAGGGCGATTGATGGAGCTTATTGTATGTATCGATCCGGGGCATGGTGGAACAGCGAGCGGCGCCGTAAACGAATGGCGCTGTGAGAAAGACGATAACCTGAGGCTCGCCGTGGCGGTAGGAGCGATATTGTCCGGCTGTGGCGTTACCGTGCGGTTCACGCGCAAAGCGGATGAGGCCGTCAGCATAGCGGACAGGAAGAACATCGCGAACAATTCCGGCGCCGTGCTTTTTCTCAGTGTCCACCGTAACGCCCATTTTGATAAGCAGGCTAATGGCTTAGAGACAATATATAAAGACCTTTCGTCAATCGGTTTCGCGAACTGTGTCCATAGAGAGCTTGTTGGGCTGGGGATATTCCGTGACCGAGGCGTGAAACAGATGGACTTGCCGGTGTTGACTTCGTTAAAAATACCGGCTTGCTTAGTCGAGGTAGGTTTTATCTCGAACGATAATGACAATGAGTTGTTTGACAAATATTTCAACCAGCACGCCCAAGCGATAGCCAGGGGGGTAGTGGCGGCGTTGGATAAAGACTACCGATGGGGGGACGACATGAGAAGATACGCGAAATTTGATGATCTGCCGGATTGGGCTAAGCCTACAGTCAAGAAACTCACTGAGCCGGATCGTGACGGGAACGTGCGACTCGCAGGCGTTGGGAACAATGTTTTGGATTTGTCCGAGGATATGCTGAGGCTGCTCGTGATTAACGACCGGAGCGGACTTTACGATCAATGCCGTGAAAAATATTCAGGATAAATGAAAATAAAACCCCGGAAAATCATGAATATAATTAGTAAGAATAATTACTGATATAATACTACTTGCATTTTACTTGCATGGATGCAAGTAAATGCGATAAAATGCAAGCAAAAAAGAGGCGATGGAAATAAATGCAAAAACCCCGCGACACTTGATAAATAAAGCGTTACGAGGCTATTTCGATGATGGGCGGTAATGGACTCGAACCATCGACCCCTTGCATGTCAAGCAAGTGTGAAAGTGCCTAAAAACGGTGATGTAGAGCCATTCCTAATAATCTACTACTTGCATTTTACTTGCATTGTTTAAAAAACCGTCCACTTTTAACATGGAATTTCGCTTAAAAACTGAGTCTAAATGACTATAAATGCCGAGGGTGGTTTTCACGTCTTTGTGACCCATTTGCCGCATTGCCGTGAGTATGTCCACGCCGGCGTGATACATTATTGTGCAGAAGGTGTGTCGTAGCCAGTGAGGCGTAAACCGGGGTATCACAAATGGCGTGCCCTTGGGGTCAAACTTGCTCGTGGGCTTATTTTGGAATGGGCTGAAGTCTCCATACAGCCGATTAATGGCGCCAAGGTAACTTTCCCACATAGCGCTCCATGATGATTCTGTGTGCATGGTTCCCTTAGCGTTGACGCATACATACAGCCCCTCTCGTTTTTGCCTTGATAGATAGCCGACTAATCTGAGGGGTATATCCACGACTCGGGGGTCTTCGGTCTTTGTGCCGTCCTTTGCCACAAACACGTTATTGACGAGCTCTACCGATTTTGTGACGCTGATCGTTCTGGCTTTGAGGTCGATATCATTCCACATGAGGGGTATTAGCTCACCGCGCCTGAGGCCGGAATACATCATAATCATGGCTGCGGTTTTAGCCCGATGCTCAGTGTTCAGTATCCATTGCTGCTCAGCGTCGGTCAACGCTCTCCGTTTCTGTGGTTTAGCGGTCATTGGCGGCTTCACGGAAGTGACCGGGTTATACTCAAACAGACGATTTGATATAGCGTAATCAAAGATACCACGAGCGACGCTCTCTATGTTGGCCAGTGTGCGCTTCGCTGTCGGCTTGCCTGTGTTTGGGTTGTTCGCCGCGAGGTCAATCAATATGTTTTGAATATCAGCCATGAGTATTTTTGATATAGGCATATGCCTGAGGTATCTATTAAGATGATCCACCGCTGACTCGCGAGCCACGTACCAGTTGCGCGACACTCGGACCTTCTCTGTTTTGAGCCACATGCCAGCCCATTTTTCGAAAGTGTCATTGCCCGCTGACACATCTAAGCCTTTACGTAGTGAAGCCCTCACTTCCTCAGCCTGCGCGTCAGCGTCTTTTTGAGTACGAGCGTATACAGACTTATATTTTCGCTTCCCCTCCGCGTCACGCCCTAAAAATATTTGCTTCGGGATCAGCCCGTCCTTGCGGACGGCGTTTTTCTTTTTGGCCATATCTTGACCCTTTCGTGATATACTGCTTGTGGCGTTGCCAGTTCGGTAGGCGGTGATCTTCCCCAGATGAAGGGAGGTGATGCCTTATGGTTTATTGGAATGAGCTGTTTCAGTTCTGCCTGGTGATCATTGGCGTTATCACTCTCGTGATTCTGGTCAAAAAGAAGAAATAGCCGCCAGCTCCCAACTTTCGGCTATTTCTTAGTCTGAGTTAAGGGGTCGTCACCGTTTACCGGCAACGCCTCTTTGTGTCTCCAGAATAGCCTATATCCATGAAATTGTCAAACTGGTTAGCGTAATGGTCATTGTTTGGTTGTCAAACGTCTGGAGTTCTAACCAAAATATCAGTAATGTCGCAATCCAGAGCGGCGCATATCTTATCGAGGTTTTCAAAGCTTATCCGGGTAGCCATCTCATGATACAGCTCATTGATTGTCGCGATTCTTATCCCTGTCTTTTCCGCGAGATACTTCTGAGTCCATCGCCTCTCGCCAAGCCTGGTTGAAAGTAGAATCCTTATCATCATCAACACCATCCTTTAGGAAGATATTAACGATGCGAGTTATATTACGCTTGAATACGGAATATAATTCCGAATTTCGAAAAAATGTGTAATGAAACGTGGTAATTGATGTGGTATGGTTGTTGAACAGCCGGCTGTGACTCTAAGAAAAAGGGGTTGATGGCTGTGGGAATAATATCCTGTATAAAAGCAAGGACTCGTCACGCGTTTCTTTCTTTACCGGTGGAGGCGCAAGTATTGGCGTGTCGATTGTTATTAAGGCCGCCGAAGACTAAAACTGCCGCTGAACTAAACGGACAAGCACTTCCTTCTGTTCCTCGTGAGATAGCTCATCAAAAAGACGCATAAACAAACCTTCTCGCTCGTCGCTTGTCATGGCGGCGAGCTTTTCATGTAGTTCATCATCTTCATGGGTGTGATCTATGGAAGAGATGTAATCATGGGTATCATCGTGTCCCATTAATAGTCCAGGTTCGATATCAAGCGCATGAGCAATAGCAACAATTTTAGATTGCGGAATGTCTCGTTTGCCTTTTTCGATATGTGCGATTGCAGAACGAGATTTATAGCCGACCCTTTTGGCCAGCTCGTCTTGTGTCATATTAATCGCTTTTCTGCGTGTTTTTATATTCTCATATAGTTTTAGCATTGCGTCTCTCCTTGCATGTGTGATGCTACTATAATGGATACTGTTTGTCAACATAAATTGATTTTCTTTGTAATAAATGTTGACAGGCAGTAAACGGTATGATAAGTTACATACAGTCAACAATATCAAGGAGGATAATATATGGTTAATGGACCACTATTTCGTGATACTGTTAGTAAGAAGGGTTTGAAATACCAGTATCTTGCAAGTGAAGTTGGACTATCTACGTATGGCTTGCAACTAAAAATCGATGGAAAGAACGAGTTTAAAGCCAGTGAAATTGATAAGCTTTCATGTGTGTTAAAGTTATCTTCAAGTGAAAGGGACGAAATTTTTTTCGCTAAAAATGTTACTGTTAATCAACAAAACACGGCAGCGAGCGTGACGGGATGAAGGCGGAGCGGGACGGATAGGAGAAAGACATGGAAATAACAATCAAAGGCGAACCGAAAGAAATAGACGCCCTTGTATTAGCGGTACAGGAGCGGCTGGATGGAGCGAATGTCATTCGAGAAGAAGTAGACATCAGAGGAGTTGCTAGTCAGATTGTTTCAGGGCTACAATCTGCTTCTGCGTTAATGAATGATATTCCTCAAGGCATTTAATCGCGGCTTTTGAGGCGATATCGGCTATTATCTGGACGAATTGATGATACGAGTTGGATTAATCCAAATTTTAGTTAAATCAGAGACGATAGTTTCTCTTATGTGGTTGAAATCTATTTCCACTGACACTCACCCCGAAGAGGATGAGACGACTGCTGAGGCGGAAGCGGTGGCGCCATGATAATGGAGCGAGACGGGACAAATAGGAAAGGGCAGGGTGAGGATTATGGACGGTGAAGACTATAGACTCAAAGTGACAGTTGATGTCAAATGGATTGATGAGTTGGCCGGCTTAATTGATACGCACCATGAGTTGATGCGGAAGGTGCGCGCTAACCTAAGAGAGATGGAAGAAATGTCAGCAAAAATCAATATTGAATTAGGAGAAGCCACCGATGGCAGTCGGTAGCTTCAGTAAGTTAAAAAGAGAACTTGTACTTAATTTCGATATCGTCTGGAAGAATGTACACTTTGAAGCTTGATTCGTTCGATCTGCGATTTAGGTATCTCAAATCGGTATCTGAGCTTATTGAAATATCGTTGCCGCAGTTCTGGCATTTGAAAACATAAAGGCTCCTGTCAGTGAATACGGTTTCGTTTTTGAGAGTAAAGTGGCAGTCGCAGCAACATTTGACCAGAATCATGTAATCACCTCCTTCCGGAACGATCATATCACTACAATGCAAAAGGTGACAAACACACGGAAAGGGGATCGGGACGGGACAAATAGGAAAGGCCAGGGTGATGAGGATGATTAAAAAAGTTGAAACAGTTGAAATAACAAAGGTCGTTTATACAACCGGAACCGGTACGCATGAAGACCCTGTAAGGATTGAAACGCAGTATTGGAGCAAGGATGGTCAGCTTTTAGCCGTGGGAGTATCAGAAGAGCTCTCTCTTTGAAGCTTTTTGTTATCGTGTGTGCTCCTAATTCGGTTAAATAAGGATTTAGTTTTCGACGCGCGCACATACCAGTCATCGAAAAGAAACTCGATCATCTGAATTAAGTCTTGGGCTTCTGTGTCGCCGACACTAAGAAGAATGTCAATTTCTGAGTTTCGCTCCGGATGCGCGCCAATGTTGGCGATAGATTTAAAAGCCTGAAGCGTATCAATGATTTCACCATCAATCCTCCCACGTAATGCCTCTAACTCTGAATGTAAATTGTTTTTTGAAATCTCCCAGAAATCACGAATCATTCCCTGTAGGCAGCGCCGGGACATGGTAGCTGAAGCCTTTGGGCTATCTTCAAGAACCATGCATGCTTCGATGTAATCATTAGCAATATGGTCAGGGACATTTTCCGGCACCGGCGTTCCTTTATATTTCGGATAAATTTGCTTCTCAATACCGCGGAATTCTTCACAAAGACCTATTATTTTGCATACAGTTTTCTGGCAAGCGTCACTAGGGCAACGAATATAAGAAATGGCTAGTATGGCTTCATCGTTAACAGAAGCTCGACCTGCAGAAAGAAGGTTATTGTGCATGAAAATAGGAATACTAACGCTATTAGCGCGAGTAAGGGTCATTATATTACCGCAATGTGGACAAGCAAAACCAGCCATAAAATCACACTCCTTGCATCAATAATATCACCAGGGCAGAGCGGGAGACAATGACGCGCGCTGGAATCGTCAAAATCCGTGGTTAATCAAACATAACAGGAGAAATGCCATGATACGAACAAAAGTGGTCACGTCTTGGGACGAAGTTCCGGTAATATTCGACATGCCAATGGCGGCTAGGCTGTTTGGCCGGTCAGTGGACAGCCTGAAGCTGAAAGCTCAAGCCAGGGAGATACCCGCGTTCAAAATCGGCGCTGAGTGGCGGTTCGACAAAGACGCGATACAGGCGTTCATCAAAAGCGGGGGTAACCTATGAAACGCGCGTTGATCGCTTTCGCCTCCGCTTGCGTTATCTCTTTCTGCCTCGGCGGTTTGGTCGCCGCGGCTGAGATTAAACGGTCGCCCGAAGTATCACCAACGATAACTCCGAATCCAGAGCCGGGTATTCGCCTCCTTGACCCGCTCTGGATTCCGGAGGCGGGTGATCCGGAAGAACACGCGCGCCTGAAGGAGCGGGACGCTGAGATCAACATGCTGGCGCGTACTGTGTGGGGTGAGGCGAGAGGCTGCGCTCCGGATGAGCAAGCCTTAGTCGTATGGACCGTACTGCAGCGAGTGAATGACTCGCGCTGGCCGGACTCCATCAGAGGGGTTGTCACCCAGCCAAGGCAGTTTAACGGCTATAAGGAAAGCAATCCCATACTGCCGGAGATCCATGATATATGCGCGACTGAGCTGATGAAGTGGGAAGCCGGCGTGGAGCCACCGATACATGAAGTCTACGCTCCATCAGCGCCATATTACTTTTACGAGGGAGATGGCCGACATAACACCTTTAGAGAAAGCTGGAGAAAAAACGCGGCCCGATTATAACAAGAGCCTCCGGGATCAGGTCAGCCCGTACGCCAAGAGTTTGCTGGCGCCGATCGCCTTAAACATGATCGACGATATCATGCGGACAAACATTCCGCACAAAGAGCGGGTAGAACGTACCAGGGCTGTGCTGAGAAGCTATCAAGCGATCATGGAGGAGAAATAGGAGCGAGTATGGGTAAGTACGCGACATCAACCGCGGTATCATCGGCGCAGTCCCGGGCGGAAATAGAACGAACCCTTGAGAAATATGGAGCCAGCGGCTTCGCTTATGGGTGGCAAGACAACCGGGCTATGATCGGTTTTACCATGGGTGATAAGCAGATCCGCTTTCGATTGTCGCTTCCGGATAAAGATAGCCGAGAGTTTACGCATACGCCTGTGAGAGACACTCGCCGATCGGCAGATCAGCAAGCCGAGGCGTATGAGCAGGCGGTCCGGCAACGCTGGCGGGCGCTCGCGCTTGTAGTAAAAGCGAAGCTGGAGGCGGTGGAAGCCGGGATCTCGGTATTTGAGGATGAGTTTCTGGCGCATATCGTGCTCCCGAAAGGGCAGACCGCAGGCGACTACATGATTCCACAGATCAATGAGGCTTATGCCACAGGCAATATGCCGGCGCTGCTGCCGCTACTTACAATGTAAGGCGTTTCTGAGACGCGACAAGGCGATCATCGAGGATAAATAAGAGCGAGTCGAAATGAAAGGCGAAGCGAAATGAAAGCGATGTTGACACTTAACTTACCAACTTCCTGTTCTGACTGCCCGTTAGAGTGTCCTAACTATGGCCAGGGAGCGAGGTACTGCGCGGGAATGCTGGAGGGTTTTCAGACCGATAATATGACTGAGGAATACAAGGAGAAGCGAGCCGATTGGTGCCCTCTTGAGATCATTGACACACACGGATATTTAGCTACTAAAGTGGCTGAATACCGCGAAGAAAGTGATGAGTTGCGGAGCGCGTTGGCGTCCGCGCAGGCGTGTATTGAAGAACAAGATACAGAGATATATGAGCTAATGGAAAAGCTCGAAAACGCTGAGAAAGAGCGTGAGATAACGCAAACTGATCGCAACGCGTTTAGAAGGCTGTACATTGGCGCGGCAGAGCATTGCGCTGAGTTAGAGCGTCTTCGCTGTGTTGATACGAATAGTTTTTATGAAAAAAGGCGCGCCTTACAAATCGAGCTTGAAGCAGAAAAAGCCAAAGTAGCCGAGTTTACGCAAGCTAAAGACAAAGACGCGCCGCTCAACGTCTGCTGGTCAGACAGTCCATACTGCGTCAGATACGGTGTTGAGGATATGGAAAAACTGCTGGAGGATACAAAAACGAGAGAAATGAACGATCCGATTAACCGTCCGGCGCATTACACAGACGGCAATATCGAGGTCATAGACTTCATTGATGACAAAAAGCTCGGCTTTTGCCTCGGCAACGCCGTGAAGTACATCTGCAGGGCAGGGAAAAAAGACCCGTCAAAGACAATAGAGGATCTGCTAAAAGCGGTCTGGTACATAGACCACTATATCGGACTACTACGAAAGGAGGGCGCGAACGATGCCATATTATAGGACTTGCCCTTTATGCGGGGCGAATAACGATCCCGGTGAAAAATGCGATTGCCAGAGGCCGGATTACGCGAATCCTGTGAAATATCAGGTTGGCGTATTTAATAGAAGAAAGCCGCGCCGGATTAGCGGTAAGCCTCGCTTGAAAAGGGAAAAAACACAAAAAGAAGTGGAACGCGCTCTGGCCTGACCGCCGACGTTCCACTTTTCGTCATACCGACTATGACGATTTCAGGATACCATAAAAAGCCGCGAGAATCAAGGAAAAACGGCGTAAGGTCAGGCTTTTTACCCTCGCTCAAGATATTAACTTACCGACATCAGGAGAGTAAAGTGCCCTACATCATGGAGACCTGTGTCGCCGGCCGGACGAAAGAGATCAGCAAGCGGTATTCGGCGAGATTTGGTAAAAAGAGTATATCGAGAAGCCCGAACGCGAACCCGACGCCGGAAGCCGTCAGGCGCGTAAACGAGAGAGGCGCCATCGCGAAGCTGAGAAGGCTGATAAACGCGAATTATGGGTTTCAGGATATTCATCTTGTACTAACATACCGGAGAGACAACAGGCCAGCCTCGCCAGCGGCGGCGAAAAAAGACCTTGAGAAGTTCCTGCGCCGTCTCCGGATGTATCACCAAAAAGCGGGGACTGTCCTGAAGTACATAGCCGTGACTGAGTACAAGAAGGCCGCTATCCACCATCACTTGATAATCAACAGCATGGACACCCGGATCCTGACGGAGCTTTGGGAGCATGGACAGCCGCGGCCTGTATATCTGGATAACACAGGTAACTACGCCGGCTTAGCTGAGTATTTAGTCAAGGAGACACGGGAGACATATCGGGAGCGGGAAGGGGCTTGCCAGAAGCGGTGGTCATGTAGCAAGAATCTCGCGAAGCCTATCATCAGGAAGTCTATTGTGCGCGCTGATAGCTGGCGTCAGGAACCTAAGGCGCCACCGGACTATTACATCGAAAAAGCGAGTATCGAAAGCGGCTACCACGAGATCACAGGATATGGGTATCAGTTCTACAGGCTTATAAAGATTGAGCCCGGAGGCGGCGAAAGGATGAGACTCGTTGGGAGTGCGATTAAGCGATATATCGCCCAAAGCGCGGGGGCAGGTACTCGCGAAATACTACAGCCAGCTTTCATATGACCATGCTAGAAGGGTAGCCAGGGGTGGCGGAAGCGGAAGTAAGTACGGTAACGAGAAAGTAATGGCGGGATCCATCAATTTCGCTAGTAAGAAAGAAGCTCGCAGATATGATGAGCTGATTCTCCACCTGCGAGCCGGGATTATATCGGATCTGAAGCTTCAGCCATCATTCACGTTGCAGGAATCTTATATCACGCCGGCTGGCGAGCGGATCCGGGCGATCAAGTATGTCGCCGATTTCTCATATGTCGAGGAAGGGTCCTTGATAGTCGAGGACGTGAAGTCCCAGCCGACAAAGACCAAGGATTACGCGATCAAGAAAAAGCTCCTGATGGAGCGATACGGGATACGGATCACTGAGGTATAAGCGACAGAGAAGGAGCGGGGTATGGTGGAGAACGAGATCGCGGAAACTGAGATTGCTGACGCTGAGTCAAAATATGTCATGGCTCCGGATATCTATGAGCGGTATGTTGTACCGCTGATAAATGACCATCGGTCTGATTTGGCGCAAGTTCGTATTGTGACGATGCTTCGAAGCGGCGAGTGGAAATCTAAAGGGATTGAAGTTTGGGCTTACACGAAAAAGGTAAGCGCCGAAACCAAGACATTGATCGGCGTAGATTATGATTACTTAATCACTGTCAACGCGGAAGTATGGGGGCTGATCGCTGAGGCTCAAAAACAAGCGATTATTGACCATGAGCTCGCGCATTGCCTTGTAGACGAGGATAAGGACGGCAATCCGGTATACAAGCTTGTCTCCCACGATATTGAGGAGTTCTTCTCTATCATCCGCCGGCATGGTGATTGGCATGAGGGGATAAAGCGCGCTTTGAAAGCTTTTGAGGACTCTAAACAGGTCACTATGTTCGATCTGGAATCCGAAAGGCGCTACCGTGAGGAAGCCAAGCGTGACGCGGAGTTCGGGGAAGCGTTCAGCGCAGCGCCTGGACAATGAGGGAAGCATGATCCTCTGTGATAAATGTATAGCTGATTTTCGACGCATGGGAAACACTGTCCGAGACAGACTCGCGCCCGGGCGTAAGCTCAAATGCTGGTGCTGGCAATGTGAGAAGAAAGCGAACGCCGAATGTGAGGTCATCACACCGAGTGGCAATAGGCTGGTGACGAAATGACGATAAAAGACTATATATCGTTTCTGGAGAGCAAGGTAGCTTCAGCGCCTGAGAGTGGGTTTACCGTCCGGCCGGAGGATATACATCCAGCCCTCAAGCCGCACCAGCGTGATTCAGTCATGTGGGCGCTCAAGGGTGGTCGCCGCGCCTTATTCCACGCCTTCGGGCTTGGGAAGACCGTTCAGGAACTGGAGTATTGTCGGCAGGTGATTAAGCGTGAAGGCGGGAAAGCGTTGATCGTTCTGCCCCTGGGCGTAAAGCAGGAGTTCACCCGTGACGCTGTAAATATCCTTGGCATGCAACCGCCGCGATACATCCGGAACATGGACGAAGCGATAGCCGCGGACGCAAATATCTTTATGACCAATTATGAGCGCGTACGGGATGGGAACATCGACCCGGCGTATTTCACCGCCTGTTGTCTGGATGAGGCCTCGGTTCTTCGGAGTTTCGGCAGCAAGACATACCAGGAGTTCCTGCCTAAGTTCAAAGGGGTAAAGTACAAGCTGGTAGCGACAGCCACGCCTGATCCCAACAGGTACAAAGAGTTGATCCATTACGCCGGCTTTCTTGAGATCATGGACACAGGACAGGCGTTGACGCGCTTCTTTCAGCGAGACAGCACAAAAGCGAACAACCTTACGCTGTACCCTCACAAGGAAGAGGAGTTCTGGCTATGGTGCTCGACATGGGCGCTGTTCCTGTTAAAACCGTCTGACCTTGGCTATAGCGATGAGGGGTATAGCCTGCCGCCGATCGATGTGCGCTGTCATTGCATAGAGTCGGAAAATAGCGGCGTATTCGCTAAAGACGGACAGATGCTCCTCGTCCGTGACGCTTCCGCCGGATTGACACAAGCGGCCGCGGAGAAAAGGTCAAGCCTCGCCGCGAGAGTAAAACGAATGACAGAGATAGTCGACGAATCGCCGGCCGAACACTTCATACTTTGGCATGACCTGGAGGATGAGCGCCGCGCGATCAAGGAAGCCATCCCCGAAGCGGTCGAAGTATATGGGACTCTGGACATCGATATTCGGGAGGAGCGGATCATATCATTTTCCGAAGGGAAAACGCGAATACTCGCGACAAAAAAAGAGATATCCGGCAGCGGTTGCAACTTTCAGCGGTATTGCCACAGGGCGATCTTCCTCGGCATAGATTATAAATTCAACGACTTCATACAGGCCATACATCGGATATATCGTTTTATGCAGACAGAGCAGGTGATTATCGACATAATCCACACGGAAAACGAGCGGAAGATCCTCGCCGAGCTGATGGAAAAATGGCGCCGGCATGACCACCAAGCGGAGAAAATGAGCGAGATCGTCAGGAGGTACGGAATATCAATGACCGCGATTATCAGCCAGATGGAAAGAAGCATTGGCGTTGAGAGGATGGAACTCAAGGGGCAATATTATACCGCTATACTCAACGACTGCGTAATAGAGGCGGAGAGGATGGAGAGCGACAGTGTTGATCTGATACACACCTCAATCCCCTTCAGCAATCATTATGAGTATACGCCGTTATATAACGACTTTGGGCACAATGAGGACACAGGACGTTTCTTTGAGCAGATGGATCATTTGACGCCGAACCTTCTCCGGATCCTGCGCCCGGGCAGGGTATTCGCTTGCCATGTGAAGGATCGGGTATTATTCGGGAACGCCACAGGTACGGGCATGCCAACGATCGAGCCTTTTCACGCGCTATGTATAGAGCATTACACGAGGCATGGATTTCAGTATTTTGGCATGATCACGGTGCTGACCGATGTTGTGAGGGAGAATAATCAGACATACAGGCTGGGATGGACTGAGCAATGCCGGGACGGCACAAAGATGGGTGTCGGCTGTCCGGAGTATATCCTCCTTTTTCGCAAACTGCCAAGCGACACCTCAAACGCCTTCGCCGATTCGCCTGTAACTAAAACGAAGCAGGAGTACACGCGGGCGCAATGGCAGATTGACGCGCATGGGTATTGGAGGTCATCGGGCAACCGGCTTCTGGGTAAAGACGAATTGTTGTCCATGCCAGTGGAAATGTTGCAAACGGCTTATACTCAATACTCAAGGAATACTGTATACAGCTACGAGGAGCATATAGAGTTAGCGAAAAAGCTTGACCAGGAGGGAAAGCTGCCAGCGTCTTTTATGGTGGTCGCGCCGGGATCATGGTCAGATGAGATATGGGACGACATCAACAGGATGAAGACTCTTAACACAAATCAAAGCCGCAAGAACCGACAAATGCACGTATGCCCATTACAAATCGATATCGTGGAGCGGATTATTAACAGGTACTCAAAACCCGGTGAAGTGGTTATGGATCCCTTCGCCGGGCTTATGACTGTGCCGGTCACCGCCGTAAAGATGGGACGCGTGGGATTTGGGATCGAGATCAACGCGGACTACTTCCGTGATGGGGTCGGGTACCTACGGGCAGCGGAAGGCCAGCGAGACATGCCGACCTTATTTGACATGACCGGCGCTTAATCGATCGCGATAAAAAAAGCCGCCACCGTTTCCGGATGACAGCCCCGCAACCTGATTATATCTGGAAATGGAAGTGAATGTCAATGGACAAGGCTACCCTGCGGGAGTACAGGAACATCGCGGCTGAAGCGGAGGAGCTTGATAGGCAGATCGCTTTGTTACGGGATAAAGCCTTATCTTGCCAGTGGGTAGGCGGTCAACTACAAGGCAGCTTTGTCGGCGATAGGACTGGAGACATCGGCGCTGAGGTCGCGGATATATGCTCGCTTCTTGAGGTCAAGCAAACGGATTTGCTTCATCGCCTTGTTGAGATTGAGAGGGCTATAGATTGCCTCGACACAATCGAGAGGCGAGTTATACGGTTATACTACATACACGGCCTAAGATGGGAGGAAATCGCTCTCAAAATACCATATAGCGTGCAACACGTGTGGAAAATTCATGGTGACGCTTTGAAAAAGATGAGAGATTTTAAAAGATAAGAGGTTTTAAGAGTAAAGTCTGTGATAATATGCAAGCTGAGAATACTTTGAAGGGCAGGCTGCAGACTGCCCGTGTATGAAAAAGAGAGCCGCGACCAACCAGTCGCGGCTTTCGCGTGGAGTATGGTCATGAAGAGTAGTTGCAGGTACTGTGGGCGGATCCATGACAACAAGAGCAAATGTCAGCCACCAGCGCGCAAATGGGACGGGAGATACAAGAAGGGCACCCGAGAGAGCCGGTTCCGCAACCTCGCTTCCTGGGGAAAGAAGCGTCAGGAGATCAGGGAACGGGACAATTACCTTTGTAAAGTTTGCGCCAGTACAGGGGTAATATCATACGAAAAAATAGAGGTTCACCACATAGAACCACTGTCAGAGCGGTATGATTTACGGCTTGAAGACAGTAACTTAATCTGCCTTTGCCAAGCGTGTCACGAAAAAGCGGAACGAGGATTAATACCACGGGGGACCCTCTCGGGGCTGGCGGAATCAAAGGTACCCCCCCTACTACTCGGCTCACTGAAACGGAAATGACCAACACCACACAGCCTCACCTACACGCGAAAAATATTCCAGAAACGCGTTCGCGCCTGCGTGCGCGCCCATGCGCGCTCCCGCGCTCGCTCGCGCGTGAAATAAAGCATTAGAAAGGATTTTGTTTGGTATGGCGAGACCTGCTAAGGCGACTGTGACATTAGTCGGGCACCAGACTAAGGATGAGTTAGCCAAACGCAAGGAGGCGGAAGGCGCTCTACGAGGATGCGCGGAGAAACTCAAACCGCCAAGATGGCTGAACAAAGGGCAGCGAATGGTATTCAAGTTCGTTGTTGATGAGATGGCGGCGAGCGATGTTCTCGGAAATCTTGATGTGTATGTGCTGACGCAGTTCGCTGTCGCCACTGAGCGCATGTTCCATCTTGAGCGGGAAATCAATGAGCATCCGAGGCTGGCCACGGACAAGGATAGAATATTCGCCCGAAACTCATATGTTAAGGACTTCTGGCGGGGCGCCAATGAGTTATCGCTCAGCCCTCAGTCAAGGGCAAAGATAGGGGCGTTGAATCTGTCGAAAATGGAAGACGAAAGGGATCCCATGACCAGGCTTATATCAGGTAAAGGATAAGGCATGGACAAGACCCATCCAGCGTATATTTACGCGGCGGACGCTTCAGCGCGGCGGGTATCAGCGCCGAAATACGTGAGACTCCAGAGTCGCGCGTTTAAAGCTATCGCGGATGACAAGGACAAGCGCTACATGGTCGACGGCGACAGAGTCAGGCTCATAGACGAGATACTGAAGCTGATCATCATGCCAAAGGGGCTAAAGCGCGGGAAGAGCCTGTATGAGTGCCTGAGCGGCTTCCAGTGGCTTTTCATCATCGCCATTCTCTGTGTCGTGTATAGGGATGATCGCGACAGACGCAGGTATGAGACAGCGATACTCGAGATCGCCCGCAAAAACGGCAAGACAATGCTCATAGCTGTCATATTTCTACTGCTTATGCTCCTTGAGCCGAAGTTCTCGCTGTTCTACTCAGTCGCCCCGGACGGCGCGCTGTCCAGAGAGGTACAGACAGCCATGAGGCTGCTGATCGCCGCGTCCCCGGATCTGTCAAAGCACTTCAAGCTCCGCCGGGATGACATACTGTGCCATTTTACGTCAAATCAGTTTTTTCCGCTGAATTACTCAAACAGTACCCTTGATGGAAGGATGCCCAACGCCTTCCTGGCGGATGAGGTCGGGGCGCTGCCAAACAACTACGCTGTGGAGGCTATGCGAGGCGGGCAGCTGACAATACTGAACAAGCTCGGATGTATTATCTCTACCAAATACCCGACAATCGACAACCCATTTGAGGATGAGGTGGACCACGCCAAAAAGATTCTTGATGGAGTGCAGGATGATGAAACGGTATTCGCCCTGCTTTATGAGCCGGATGACACGAAAGGATGGATGAAAAATGAAAAGGTTTTAGAGCACGCCAACCCGCTTGCTCTTGATATCCCGGAAGTAATGGAGGATTTGAGGAAAAAGCGTGTCGCGGCGATTTTTCAGCCAAACAAACGCGAGTACTTCATGACCAAGCATTGCAACATCATCTACCAGGGGGTGGGGACGGAGACCTTTATCCCGGCGAGCGATGTCCGGAGATGTCGGGCGCCGAAGCCGATTGACTGGCGCGGCCGGCGGGTCTGGCTCGCGGTGGACTTATCGATGACTACGGACAACTGCGCGCTCGCTATGGTCGCGGAAGATGAAGGCGTTGTCTACGCCAGAGTTATAGGCTTTCTGCCTGAAGGCCGCCTTGAGGAAAAGGCTGAGGAGGAAAAGGTAAACTACTGGGAGTTTTGCGCGGCGCTGTACTGTATAGCCTGCGGAGACCAGACTGTTGATTACGGCGTCATTGAGGCGTATATCCTCGGGTTGGAAAACCAATACAGCGTGGAGATCGTATCCATAGGTTATGACAGATACAACGCGATATCTACAGCGCAGCGTCTGGAGCGGGAAGGGTATGACGCTGTTGTCATCAGACAGCACTCGGACACCCTGCACCCGCCAACGAAGCTATTGCGGGAGTTGATCCTTGGCGACAGATTCCGCTATGACGAAAACGCGCTTCTGGAGATCAATTTTCAAAACGCCAGGTGCGTATACGACACCAACATGAATCAATATGTGTCAAAAAAAAGGTCCCGGGGCAAAGTGGATCTTGTTGTGGCGTTAATCAACGCTCTGTACCTACTACAGCAGGATGTCATTTTCGCCGAGGCGGATGATTGGGCTGTTCAAACATAAGAGGTGGTATTTTTGGGACTGAAAAGCAAGATAGCGGATTGGATACTGGAAAACCGCTCTATAGAAGATGATAATGCCTCGCTGGACACTATGAACTCTTTCCTCGCCTTTTTCATGAGGCAAGAGACCATCACGAGGGCTCAGGCGATGGACATACCAGGGTTCGCTGGATGCCTTCGGTTTATCACGGAAACAGTAGCGGGCTTGCCGATAAAGCTATATAGCTGGGTGGATGGGAAAACCCATGAGGTGCGCGATGACCCCCGGGTGCCCCTTCTCAACGATGATACCGGTGATAAACTAAACGGCTGGCAGCTCAAGCAGTCACTGTCGGAGGATCTCCTGATTGACGGGGGTGGGTACGCCTACATAAGGCGATGGAGAAACACAGTCCTGAGCTTGCACTATGTCGCGAGGAAACATATAGGGTTTTTGCCCGGTACTGACCCAATTTATAAAAACTGTGGAATAACAGTCAACGGATCGCCCTATTTTGACCATGAGTTTATCAAGGTCACGAGAAGGACAGAAGACGGCGTCAAGGGTACCGGTGTTTTACAGGATCATCAGCTCGCGCTCGCTGTCGCTTACAATATCCTGCGATATGAAAACACGATGATAAAAACGGGTGGGAACAGGAGGGGCTTTCTTAAATCTGAGAAGAAGCTGGATCAGCCCTCGCTTGATGACCTTCGCGACAAGTGGGAAGCTTTCAACAGGAACCCAGACAAGGCCTCCAT